TTTGCCAAGTTAGTACCAATGTCATGCACTTTATCGCCTGGGAAGAAAATCTTATCCCATGATTCAAAGATTGGTGGATAACGTTCTGGTGTAATTCTATCACCGTTGAACAATACTAGTCCGGGACGTAGTGGAATAACAGTTGAGTCAAAGTGTGAATAACTATAAAACTTTTCTGCAAGATGAATTTTGTATCCAAGTGGTTCAAGAATAGTTTTAAGCCACTGTCCACCTAATAATGTACCTGAGTTTGATACTTGATACAATAAGTCTTTGCCTAAACGCACTACGTTTGGAGCATCGAATACAATCTCTTTGTTTACAAGTGTGGGAATACTCAAGTCCTCTAGTTGGTAACTTTCGTCAAGCAGTTTGGGTCTTGGCGCACTAATCCATTGTGACCCNCCTTCCATTGCTTCATACAAAAATTCTCTGTATGCTGTTGTTTCGTATTGTCTTGCTCGCATTGCACCTGGACAATCAATAATAAGATTGTTTAGTGGCAACAATAAATCTCTCGGACAATATGTATACCAGCCAGTTGTTTTCCAATCAGGCGATCCAAATTCAACACTATGATCGATTGATTCAGGACGTCTGACTTTAACACCTAGGTCTGTTAATACTTTCGCAAACCCATCAAGGTCTTCGTTTGCTTCGTCAATTACCCACTGTGGGCTAGGACCTTCTAGATCTTTGATATGTTCATACTTACAGTCTGCAAAACCAAAACTGTGTGTTGACTTATCTACTGTAGGAATGCGAGCATGATCAGCAATACCTACAAATACTTCTTCTAATGGATCCCAATCGTTATGGCTACTTACTACTGTCATTTATTTTCTCTCCGATTAAATCACTAATGCAAACACGGTTGACATCACCGCCTCGATTATACTCTGCATAGTCTTCGTTACCGAGACCAAACATTATACAATCAGTTGGACGAAGATTATTCTCGTCACAAACTTGGTTGTAAACATTAGTGTATGTTTTCCAATTCCAGTCTACTGGAAATGTTTTAATTAAACTACTTGCTATACTTAAATCAATCCGGTTATGCATGTCTACCGAATTGAATACATCAATACCGTCGTCTGTATTTTCACGTTCTAATCTAACTCCTACACGTAAAAACTCTGCACCATAAAATGCTTTAGAGATTGAAAATGTAATTGTTTCAACTGTCGAATAGTTACTAAGATTGATGTTAATATTTTTAGTACATGGATAATATGCAAAGTCTAATAGTACAGGAATATTAAACTGCTCTGCATTTGCTAATAGCATATCAGTTGCAGGGTGCTGAACTCCCCGGTCACTGAATGGTACACTAAGAATTAATGCGTCACCTTCTTGTAAAGGAACATCATTGATCCATTCAAAACTACTTCCATTTTTTAAGCAAGCCTGATGATACATAAACTCGCCTTTAAAGAAACGGAATCGTTTGTCTTTATGCTTATAATGAAAATGATCAAATGCTTGAACTGTGCCGTTACACAGAGCAATATTAGAAAATTCTTCTATGCCTTTAATAAAGTTAAAGTTACTTGATAAAATCCAATCAATAAATTCAAACTTAAATTCTTGAGGTAATTTTGGGTTGTATAAATCTTTTACAGGATCTAAGTTTTCAATAAACTCTTTTACCTTGTTATCAGGTACAGGTTTAGCGCCTCTTAAATTCATCTTTTACTCCGGTTATTTGCATAGTGTACTTGGGTATCATTCCGTTGTTAGCACTTAGATGCGGTTCATCTTTTTCTATTATTATAGCATCACCACGCTTCCATTGCAAGACTGGATTGTCATTTATTTCAAAATAATGCCCTGATTTCCAATCCTCTAAGAAGATGTTAACACGNATACAGTCTTGCGGATCAACTCCGTATTCTTTTGATATCATATAGAATGTATCAACATGTTCTGGTAATACTTGGCCNGGCATTTGATACATCACTGACATAGTGCATCTATCAAATAATGTTTGGGCAAACGAAATAATATCAGGCCCAACTTCAAAACTTTGTTTGTATTTTGAATTATCTTTAGTATATCCTGCTAGGTGATATTTCTTATTTTGATTTTCAAATACCGACGAACGACCTTCGTCGTCNACATTGTTTTTCTCTTTCCAAGTTAAACGTTTATACTCTATTGGTGGTAAATCGAATTTTATTTGTTCCATGGTTGATCGTACGGTGTCCCTGTTTTATCATCATACCAATACAAACTCCTGTGAGGTGGATGCTTGTCGTCATGTTTGGCATTGCTTACATAATAAAACAATCTAATACCTTTACGGCTTTTACCTTCTGGACAGGTCATNGGGTCTGGGTAACCGTGAAATGCAAAATTATTGTAGTTCCATATTACACAATTTCCAGCACCGACAGGTACTTTGGTATGTATCTGCTTACGCTTTGTGTCGTAAAACTGTAACTGTCCTCCCCACTCTTCTTCCCACTCTTCGTTAAGATAAATTACAACGCTTAACATTCTATGCAATCTAAGTTCGTCATTCCAATTAAAATCGCTATGCACTTTAAGACTGTCACCAGTAAACGATTTCATATATCCTGCACCCACTAAGTGAGGGTCTGGAATCAAATCAACAGTGTCAGTTACTTGTTGTAACCACTTAATAAATGTAGAACTATGCAATGCATGAATTACTGCGTCTTGTACCGGAGTACGGTCTACATTATTAAATTCATACATACAAGAGCCTGCTCTTGTAAAATGCTTACATTCGTCAAGTGGAATATCGTCAAGTTCTTTCGCCATTGCCGCTACTAAGTCTTGGGGGATAAAATTATTAATTGTTAGCAAACTATAGTCTGGATGACTGCGATATTGCTTTTGCAATTCATACGTATCTGGAAACGTATCAAGGATATGATTAAGAAGNTGTTGTTTCATTACAAGATATTTACTCTGCTAGAGTTAAGATTGTGTCTCGTTTGGCTTNATTGTCCCAACTAACATCATATCCGATCTTCGAAAATAAATCTAATATATTTGCAACATCAGCAGGGTTTGCTAAACTGTTTGTTTCAAACTTAATTTTTTTGGGGCGTAGCGTTAAGTTATATAATTGTTTCATAATCTTACAATCTCCGCCTTCGGTATCAACTTTTAAGTAATCGAGTTCAGTAACTTTAAATTCGTTAATAACTGAACGTAATGAACGCTGTTGTACAATATCAACTGTTACAAGATTCTCTACATTATGTTTAACATGCATTGGATGGAAAGTTCCAATTGAATTACACCCTTTCATAAATGGTTTTAGTTTATGTCTTTTAATAATATCAGGATGTAGATAGTAAAACGCAATAGGGGCTTCAGAACCGTCAAAACTAATTGCACAGTTTAATTTAACAACATTTTTTGGACTAGGCAATTCGTCTAAATATTTTTTCATCGGTTCGATTGAAATACCAACTGTATTGTCGTCAGCATTTTCAATTAACGTATGGAAATTACTAGTTCCTATTTCTATAAAATCATACTTCATCGTCAAATGGGAACCTATTTCTAAATTTGCTCTTGTAATGCAGTACTCGTGCGTTTGACTGATCTTTCTTAAAGAAGAAATTATTATATAATCTTGAGTCAAAAACTTTTACATTTGCTCCTGCAATATCAAACGTCTGTCCTACACTTGAACCTTTTGTAATTTGACAGATTCGATTAAGCCCGTTTTGATCCCCGCCAACAGCAATTGCTTCCTTGCACCATAAATCTAAAAAGTTTAAGGTTCGTGTATTATGATTCCAAAAGTTTACACCAGAGTTTAAATGATTTTTTCTAAACGTAACGCCTACATCAAATTGCTTATCATGCAATAGTGCATCATCGATCGGACGTTGCATAATACAATCAGCATCAATCCATGCAAGCCATTGCCCTTTAGGAATACGCTGTAATGCATCTTTAATTACATATGGTTTTTTTGGAAATTTGTGCAGTGCTTTACTGCTAGTCGGGCATTCGTAAGGAGTACCAATTCCTAATCCTCCAAGATCATAAATCATTGGATCGTACCCTTGTTCTTTAATACTTCGAATACAAGGTATTGCAAACTTTTTTAAATTTACATCACTAGCAACTACTATTTCAAATAGCATGTTATCTTGCCTCTCTTTTTAAGTTTATCAATAACTTTGTCACTTAACAACGGACGTACTACATTCTTTTCAAAAAACTCGTTAAATGTAGTCTTACTTTTAATTATATGTTCTTGAATAAATGCAGTTCGTTGTGAAGTTAACTCCCATGCTACTTTTTCTCTTGGATTTCTACCAACTGAACAATGCATTCCTTGCACCGGTCTGTTTGCTAATCCTCTAGGAATTGCTTTTACATCATACACCTTACTAGTGATTAGATAAAGCATTTCCTCATCTTGTCCTTTTGGCTCAATGCTAGGCCGAATATTTCTTGTTGCATGATACCACTCGTCTTTTACAAAATGTAAACCACTCATCCGCTCAGCACTATTAGTGCCTTTCTTTGTGCGTACTACATTGCTAAAAGGCAATCCAGTTTGTTGCATTTGCAANGCATGGAATGGTTGAATTAGTTCAGTATGCATTATATCAATATCTGTAATATAATAATGCCTTGTTTTGTATGTAGGAGTTACTATGTAGCGATACGTGGCTACATGATAATTTGTAGGCAACTGGTGTATTCTAACATTTGAATCATTAATATGTGCTACTGCATTTGGATCGTCGACCCAAATTTCAATTTTGCAACCGGGATTACTAGCCTTACAGAAATATATAAACGGTTCTACAAAGTTAATATATAAGTTATTTGCTGTTGTAATAAATGTTAATTGCGATGTGTCAAACGCTATGTTGTATTGCATTGTTCTTTTTCCTACAATGACGCATTTTTACTAGTTCGTTTTGAATGTTAAAAAACTCGTTAGTATACAACTGTTCAACAGGTCGATTACAATCATGTACAAAGATTTGTGTATCATAATTTGCTAACTTATTAGCCATGTATATACTTTGCATACGACCAATACTATTCTTTTTGTTTCCCGGCGGACCGTCAACAAATATAACATCCCATTCGTAATCGTATACTTCATTCGGAATATTGACTTCTAAATTTGTGTATACATTGTTTTTATATTCGTCTAAGAGTTGCTTGTGATTTTTAATATTACAAGTATATTTTACTAAAAACACATCCGGTGAATCTTCAAGAACCCAATTAGGGTCATGCTCTAAAAACAGTGTTGTTCCTGAACTATTAACTTCTCTCCAAAACTTTGAATCATGTCCTGTACCAAAAACTAAGAAGTTTTTTCCACCTAATAGATTTGCAATATACTCGTATTCGGTACGATCCATTTGTCCTTTTTTAACCTTGGACATAAGGGTATCTAAACTAGATTGATGCATCTTCCATACCTGCTACTCGTAGTTTAGTAATATTAGTAATTTGCCATTGCTTTTGATCAAGGCCTTTACTAATACCTAACCACTTGTTGCGCATTAGTGCAAACTCGTTAATAATCTTTTCATAGTCAACGACATCTGCCTCGCCGTCAACGTATTTTTCTACGTCACGACTAGACAGAGCCCGTTGATAATTTTCGAGATATTTCTTGAAGTACGAACTACGCAATCTACGCAATTCAATATTAAGATATTCTAATATTGCTTCAAGTTCTTGAAGTTGGTTGAAGCGATGTTCGACAAGCCCAGGCATTTCTGCCGCGGCCTTCTCTAGGTTACCATATATTTTGATTTCCTTTTTCGCATCAACCAATTCCGTTTCGTAGTATGCTACGGCGTCTGGAATTTTGCCAATATCTCTTGATATCTTACTGTACCACATTTTTAATCCCAGTCATCATCGTCTGCTACTAACTCATCATCAATATCAAGATAATAATTAATAGCCGAATCTAGATGATCACATGTTCCCAAAGAATCCTTTAAAGATTCATCACTAACACCATAGTCTGCTAACAGATCGATATATCGTTCTGATAACGTTTCTAAGTGCTTTTTATCTGTATGTTCTTTAAATAGACTCCATGTTTCTACAACTTGTGAACTATCCATAACGTCTTACTCCTCAGTGATTACTTCTTGTTCAACTGTCTCTTCTAAGTCAGCATCAATAGTAGTTACCTCTACTTCATTAGTAGCAAAGTCCATCATGACTTGATCAAGTGTGTCGCCGCCTGCTTCCCAGACTTTACGATACTCTTTAATTTCCTCACCTGTCTTTGTTACATACTTGAGTCGATTACCATCTTTAACAAGCATACCTTTTTTCTCAAAAAGATCTACTAATCCACTGTAAGGATTCATTCCTGTTTCGTATGGAATCTTAACTTGTACACCTTCGAACGGTTTTGCGTAACGTGTTTTCATAACTTTACAGCCTGCACGAATACCACGCACTTCACTGATCTTGTTACCCGACTCGTCCTCTTTTAGTTTCAACTTCTTCATTGCAACAACAATACTTGATGCATAGATAAAGCCTTGACCGCCTGAAATTTTATCATCCGGATCAAACATATCTTGTGATGCGTATGTGTGGTTAGTACACACTAAGCCTACGTTATGCGAACCGATCATATTAACTGTGTTACGAACAAGTGAAGTCAATGCCTTAGGCTTACGACCCATATCACCTTTCATATCACCTTTGTTAAACTGATCTACGTCAGTAGGTGTTAGCAACATACCCAAACTATCAACTACAAACAATACCTTAGGACGTTCTTCTTCATCCATTGCTTTGTAGTCAATCATAAACGTACTAATAGTTTTAGCAACGTCATCGATCATACTCATGTTTAGTTTGAGTAGTTTTTCTTCTGATGTGTCTACGTCTAGTGCATGTAGCCACGATTCGTCAAGTGCGTTCTCTGAGTCAATTAGTACTACAAAGATGCCTTGCTCTTGTGCGTGTTTTACAATATTACCTGCACAGATATATGATTTACCTGCGCCTGACTCTCCTGCAAACACTGTAACTTTGCCTAGCGGAATACCTTTGTGAAAGTCGCCGCTTACAAGATAGTTTAATGCATAGTTACCTGTGCTAATCCAATCTGTCGGATCGTTAAATCCACTACTCATTCCAGTAATAGACTTAGTCAAGTTTTTACGAAACTTGGAAACGTCAAATGCTTTATTAGCCATAGTTTCTCCTAGTTTTAAAGCGTATAAACCTCCTAGTCTAAACATTATTTAAACTAGGAGGTTTGTTAAAGTATTAACCTTGGCGTGCTCTGATCATCGCAAGGATGTCTTCGGCATTNCCACCACCTGCAGGAGCCGCTTCAGCCGCTGGTGCTGGAGTTGCTTCTGGTGCCGGAGCAGGCTCTGCTACTGGAGCAGTTTCCGCTACTGGTGTTGGTGCTGGTGTTGCTACCGGTGCCGCTGGAGCAGATGACTGTGTGTTTGGGTCACCTGTACGTGCCGCCATTCCCGCTGGACGGAAATATTGGCTCCAACGATCTGGATCATATGCTTCACCATCAACTGATGCTTGGAACATTTCCTGCATAACTTTAACTTCTACTTCACCTGGTTTCTTAGGTAAAAAGTCGCTCATGTTAAACAGACCGTTCTCTGTTACTGCATTCATTTCAGCATCTGACAATGGACGCTCTCTACGAGCCCAGTTAGATGTTGAATAGTCTGCGTAACCGCCTTTACTTGTTTTTACAAGTCTAAAGTCTACACCTGCTGTGTAGTCAGTTGGAAGTTCTTCCATATCTGGATCCATTAACGCCGCTTTAATAATTTGGAAAATTTGTGGACCAATAATAAAACGTCTAATTGGATTTGCTGGAGTTGTATCTTCTGCTAATCCGTTATCAGTTACAAAGCCTTGGAATACGTATGAACGCTTTTTCCAATACTTGCGACCCATGTCTTCAAGAGTAGGATCTTTAAACCAACCACGCACTTCGTTAAGAATAGCACATGATTCACCGTACATTTCCATACATGGAATTTGTACTTGCACTGGGCGTGAATCTGTTTCTCCCTTAATGCCTGCAAATGGCAGTTTAATCATCAAACGTTCTTTCCAGAAGAAAGTGTTTGCTTCGTCACCATCAGGTAAGAAACGTACAGTTGACTGTTCGCCTTCCTTCAAGTTCCAAAATGGGTAAATTGCGTTGTCGCCGCCGCTTTGTTGATTAGAACCACCTGTGCGTGATTCTTGTTCTTTAAGTTTAGCACGAATTTCTGCTAATGTTGCCATAGTTAAGCCTCCTATAATGTTATGCCTTTGGCTGTGTTATTATGCCTTGATTGTGTAACACATATATGTATTATACACAAACTTACTTATAAAGTCAAGTGAAACTTTATCAAAAAAGTGGAATTAGTTTCCCATTCCTGCAAGAGTTTTAATTCTTGCCATTTCTTCATCTTGACCATTTACCAATTCCTGCATGATTTGTGTTGCAGGAGTTACTGCATCGTCACCATACTTCTTTTCAACTGCTGTCATTACAGCCGTTTCACCTTTAGGGAATTGGTTTGTAGTATAATCAAAATGTCCTTTGATAAACTCGTCTAAAGGTAATTCTTGTTTTTCTTTTGCTCTTTCAGCATCTTCAGCATCGTCTTTGTCTGCTTTTGATATTGAACCATCTGGACCAATCTTAACGTCCATGGTATCATCGTCAGTGGGTTCTTTTTCAGCCATTAGTTCTTCTGCAGACCAAAAGTCTTCAACCTGTAGTCCTGCTAATCTAATAGCATCTTCAAGTGTATGTTCTTCACCGTCTGATGTTTTGAATTTAGTTCCTGGCTTAGCACCTTTGGCTTTTAGTCCACGTACTTTTTGTGCAAACTCGTTGCCTTCGTCCATACTTTTGCCTTTTAAGCGATCAACTAATTTTTGTAGGTTGTCCCATTCAGGCTCTGCTTTCAATGGATTTCTAAACATCACTCCGATGCCTTTAGTTTTTTTGTCAATTTGTTTTTGAATTAAATCGGCGGCTTTGTCTTTTGGAATATCAAACTTATCCAGCATATCGCACACTGCGTCTTCACCGCCTTCTTCACCTTTAGCGCAAGCCGCTAAATTATCTTTCCATTCTCTGTCAAGGTAGTTAGGTA